GGTGAAGCAGGTGTAATCAAACTGGTTGTTCGTGACAAGAAGAACGACAACTCCAACCAGTTCGAGATCGTTGTCGGTGAGACTGATAAAGAGTTCACTTTCAACTTCAAGGTTGAAAACATCAAGATTGTCCCTGGTTCTTACGATGTTGTAATCTCAAGTAAACTTTTGTCACGGTTCACCAATAGTTCCTATAACTTGAATTACTACATAGCTTTGGAACCAGACTCTACCTACAATGGCTAACTGGGAAGTGAAATACATTTTACCAGAGTACGGCACAAAGTACTTCTACGGTGAGATTCAAGCAGAAAATCAAGTAGAAGCAGCAAGATTATTTCAGGCAATGGTGCCAAAATGTAAAATTATTGGTGGTGCCAAACGTTTATGAAACATATTTTGTTCACCCTTAAAGGGTGTAGCATGGTTCTCCTTGACGATGAAAAATATGTCAGGGATGTTGTTTATCATGCTAGTGTAAAATGTAAGTCTACCCTGCTTGCTTTAAACTCTCATAAGTTCGATCCTCAAGGTGTGACTTGTGTTGCTATGCTTGCCGAGTCACACATCAGCATTCACACTTGGCCAGAGAATGGTATGGCAGTGTGTGATGTCTTTACCTGTGGGGATCACACTACACCCCAAGATGGTGTAGAATATATGAAACAGATGCTCCATGCATCTGACATTGTTTCCAACGAATTTATTCGTCCACTTGAGTAACTATTGATGTCTCGTAATGAATTCCTTTGGGTCGAAAAGTATCGTCCCAAAACTATTGACGAATGTATTCTGCCAGAACAAACCAAAGAAACCTTCAAAGAGTTTCTAGAGAAGGGAGAGATCCCCAATCTTCTTCTGGCAGGACCTCCTGGCATTGGTAAAACCACCATTGCCAGGGCAATCTGTGAGCAACTTAAATGCGATTACATTATCATTAACGGATCCGATGAAGGACGATTTCTGGACACGGTACGGAACCAAGCAAAGAATTTTGCCTCAACTGTTTCCCTAACCTCTTCCTCAAAACACAAAGTCCTTATCATCGATGAAGCAGACAACACTACGCCAGATGTACAACTCCTTCTTCGCGCAAGCATCGAAGAGTTTCAAAAAAACTGTAGATTTATCTTTACATGCAACTTCAAAAACAAAATCATCAATCCGCTCCACTCTCGGACGACCGTCGTTGAGTTTAATACCCGAGGTCAAACAAAGGTACAACTTGCTTCTGCTTTCTTCAAGCGATGCACCACCATCTTGGATGGTGAAGGCATCGAGTATGAAACAAGAGTTGTTGCCGAAGTTGTCCAAAAGTATTACCCAGACTTCCGCCGCACTCTCAACGAATTGCAACGGTATTCTTCGACGGGCAAAATTGACACTGGCATCCTGGCAACGTTAGGTGACGCTAATACTAAGGATCTAATTGCAGGTCTTCGCAGTAAGAAATTTAACGATGTTAAAAAGTGGGTAAATAATAATCTCGATGCAGATCCCAATTCTATTCTCCGTAAACTATATGACAGTCTTACTGAGAATATGGAGGGTCCTAGTATCGCAGCTGCAGTCTTGATTATTGCTGAGTATCAGTACAAGTCTGCATTTGTTGCTGATCAGGAGATTAATCTTCTGGCGGCACTTACTCAAATTATGATGGAGTGTGAATTCAAATGAGTAAGAAACATCAAGTAAAGTCAAAGTGGTATTATATTTTCTGGGGCATTGCAACTGTCTCAGTGGTGGCGGGGCAAATTTATGTTGGCACTGGTTATCGCCAGATGTCTGATTCTGTTAATTCTGTTATGGAGAAACTAAAATGAGCGTTAAAAACATCCGATTTATTAGTGGTGAAAATGTCATCTGTGATTTGATTGAAGAGAAGTCTGATAGCGTTATTATTCGTGATGCTATCGTTGCTATGCCTGTAAATCAGGAAGGGACTCAACTGGGATTTGCTCCTTGGGCACCACTTCAAGATCCTGACATTGATGATCTTGAAGTTAGTAAAATCCACATCATGTACATTACTAAATGTGCTCCAAACCTTGAGCAACAGTATGCACAGATGTTTAATAAAATTGTAGCACCAGAAAAGAAACTCATTCTATGACAAAGAAAACTACACCAGAGAATGTTAGAGAAGCACACGAAGCACTCTTTCGTGCTACAATGAATTTACCTGCTGCAGCAGCACACTGCGGTATGACCCAGAAAGAATTGAAGATGACATTCTGGGAATATTTGAAATACCACAAACCTGATTATGAAGTCGTTGAAAACACCCCTTAGATATCCTGGTGGAAAGTCTCGTGCTATCAAGAAGATGGCACAGTTTCTTCCTGACATGAATAACTACACCGAATATCGTGAAGCATTTCTTGGTGGTGGATCTTTTGCTATCTGGATGACACAGACATATCCTCATCTGGATATCTGGGTCAACGATCTTTACGAGCCTCTATATAATTTCTGGTGTGAGTTGAGGGATAATGGGAAGAATATGCGAGATGAGTTGGTGAAACTCAAGTCTCGTTATCCAGATCAGGGATCTGCCAAAGGACTATTTCTAGAAGCAAAGGAGTATCTGAATCATGAAGACCGTAAAACCGAACCCTTTCATCGTGCCGTTAGTTTTTACATTGTTAACAAGTGCTCTTTTTCTGGTCTCACTGAGTCCTCATCCTTTTCTGCCCAGGCGAGCGATTCAAACTTCTCAATGCGAGGGATAGAGAATCTTCCCCACTATTCCATGCTAATCAAAGATTGGAAGATTACTAACTTATCCTATGAGCACCTCCTTACTGATGACAAAAAGTGTTTCACCTACCTTGATCCCCCCTACGACATTAAATCTAACTTATACGGAAGGAGAGGTAGTATGCACAAGTGCTTCGATCACGATACTTTTGCTGTTGATTGTGACTGCTTCATCGGTCATCAACTTATATCTTATAATTCGGACCAACTTGTCAAGGAAAGGTTTGAAGGGTGGCAAGCAGGCGAATTCGACCTTACCTACACTATGCGATCCGTGGGATCGTACATGAGCGATCAAAAACAACGAAAGGAATTGCTTCTTCTAAATTATGGCATTTGATGAAAGGTATCCCCTGAAGGACTATCTCAACTCTATTAACTACACCAAGAAAAGTTTGATGGAGTCTGAGGATCCTCTCTGGGAGAAGTGCTATCCCCCCTACATTGTGAATAAGTGTATGTCACATCACATGGATACTGTGATGTATGCTAATGAAATGAATCGATATTCCAATCTGGATAGAAAATTGCAATATGATTTTTTTATAAATACCGTCAGGTCCCGTAAGAGATTCTCTCCTTGGGATAAAAAACAGAAGATGAATGATTTGGAAGTCGTCAAGCAATACTATGGTTATAGTAACGAAAAAGCAAGGCAGGCTCTTAACATTCTGACTCCTGATCAACTCAATTTCATTAAAAATAAACTGAATAAAGGGGGAAAGAAAAAATGAGTGAAGATCTTAATTGGTCTAAAGATGATATGGTGCAAGTTTCACTTAAAGAACCTGATGACTTCCTGAAGGTGAGAGAGACTCTTACTAGAATTGGTGTAGCTTCTCGCAAAGAAAAAAAGTTATATCAGTCATGTCATATTTTACATAAGAAAGGTCAGTATTATATTGTACATTTTAAAGAGTTATTTGCTCTTGATGGAAAAAAAGCAAATTTATCTTCAAATGATATTCAAAGAAGAAATCGAATCATTCAACTACTGAGTGATTGGGGATTGGTTGAAATTGCAAATAAAGATAGCATTGAAGATGCTGCACCATTGAGTCAAATTAAAGTCATTTCTTATAAAGATAAGGGTGATTGGACTCTAGAATCAAAATATAATATTGGTAAGAAACGTCAAGTTGCCGAATCATAAATAGATGAGCCTCGTCAGCTCATTCAATGTCCGAAGAAGTAAAAGAATCTCTTGAAAAGGAAGAGGTAAAACAGGCCGAAAAGAAGAAAGGACCTTTTGCTAAGCTCAAGGAAGCTGCTGGTGATAGCGAGGAACACCTTGCCATCATTAGCACTTTCGTGCGTCTTGGTATCCTCGTCTGGTCTGGTGGCATCCTTACCCTTGCTT